TTGAGTAAAGAGGCGGTGAAGCTTAAATTAACCCCTGATAATTTGAGAAACATATCTTGTTTAAACGGATGGGATAAAGAGGAAATGCAAAAAATATACGATGTTTGTGGTGAGTTCTATTTTGAAGAACATACTAATAAATTATGGATTTGCGGAGGATCGTTTTTTGATGTATGCGTATTTAACAATGGAAAGTTTGCAACCATAATCCAACCTAAAAAAATGACAATCCAAGAAATTGAAAAAGAATTTAATATTCAAGTGGTATGAAAAATTACGAGACAAGAGAAAACGTTATAAAGTCGCTTAATTGATTTGGCGAAATCTGTAAGCAATGTTTTAAAACTATAAATGAAACGAATGCGCCAAAAAGCGATACTGTTTTGATTATTTGGAAATATGTATTGACTGAAAATTTTGAATTGTATGATAATTACGGATTTAAAGTAGTTAAACAATTTAAAAATAAACGTTTGTATTTACAGGTGTTTTCGATTAAATTAAATACTTTGACGGATTCTTTGTTGGATATGAAAATAATTTTGTAATTTTGTTCTACCCCGTGTTTTGTTAAAGGGATGCGGGGTTAAATTTAAAAGTATGGCATATAGTCCTGAGGAGAAAGAGCGAATATTTAATACTATTTTTGATTTAATCGAAAGTGGTAAATCTTTGCGTTATGCTTTAAAAGAAATAAAACTATCTTCCGGCAGATTTTTCGAATGGATAGATAAAGACGAAGAAAAACAGAAACAATACGCGCGCGTAACCGAACTAAGAGCTGAGGCGTTGCTCGATGAAATGTTTGATATTGTCGATGAAACGAGTAATGACACTTTAATTACCGATAAAGGAAATGAAGTTCCAAACAGTGAGTGGATGCAACGTAGTAGATTGCGATATGATGCCCGTAAATGGTTAGTATCAAAATTAAACCCTAAAAAATACGGGGATAAATTAGATATGACCTCAGGAGGCGAAAAACTACAAACACCACCATCATCAATAAACGTCCGTATAATTGAAAATAACGATGACGAGTAATTCAATTGATTTTTTAGCTACTAAAGTATTTCGCGATATTTGGCAGGCTTCACAATCAGGAAAATACAAATTAATCGTTGAGGAAGGAAGCTCCAGAAGTTCAAAAACTTGGAGTAACTTCCAAAATCTATTCCTTGACCTATTCGAGAATCCATTAACAACCTGCACTATTTTAAGAGATACCCAAAAGTCTTGTCGTGAAATTGTAGAGATTGACTGGGTAAAGTGGCTATCTGATCCAATGGGTAGAAAAAAACAGTTAGAAAACAAAGAGATTAACGTACAGGAATTTGATGCTTTTATCAAAAATGAAAGCTTGATGAAGTATTTTTTGCGCAACAAAACAAATCATACTTGGACTTTTCTACATAATAATTCATTTATTCGATTTACAGGCTTAGACGATGAAGATGATGCAATGGGTATGACTCAGGACATTTGCTGGATTAACGAGCCGTATAAGTTTTCTCACGAGGTTTATAAGCAACTATCACAAAGAACCAGCAAATACATTTTATTTGATTGGAATCCAAAACAAACACACTGGGTAAATGAGGAAAAGCGTAAAGAAAATACAATTACTTTATTTTCTACATTTCAAGACAATCCATTTTGTCCATTAGAATCTAAAATACAAATACAATCATACCAGCCATTAACTCATTGCGATGTTATTTTATTAGAACTAATTTCTATTAACGACGTTAAAAGCTACGATTATGAAATAAACATAAAAGACTTCACTAAAAGACAGATAAACGAAATTAAGCGGTGTATTTACAATGATAGCGTAGGTAGTGCGTCTTTATATCACTGGCTTGTGTTTGGATTAGGTCAGAAGAGCGAAAAACCAAACAGAATATTTAAAGGATGGAAAACCTTAAGTAATGCTGATTTCGAGAAATTGCCATATCAATCATATTTCGGACTCGATTTCGGACTATCAGCACCAACCGCACTCGTTGAAATGAAATTCGACGGTGACGAAAACTATTTCTTTAAAGAACGTTTATACAAGCCTTTAAACGATATTAAAGGTAGTTTGTCGGATGAATTAGAGCGTTTAGGGATGCCAAAACACGTTCAGATTATTTGTGACAGTGGTAACGAACTAAATAAAGAAGAATCCCGTAAGTTAAAAAACGCAGGGTATAATGTAATTCAGGCTAAAAAGGGTAGTGGTTCTATTGCAGCAGGTATTGAGACAATGCAAAAATCAAAGATTCATTATACTAAAGAATCAATCAATATAGAATTAGAATACGAACAATATAGCTGGAAAATATGGCAGGGTATTCAAATGGATATGCCAGAAGAAAACGGGGATGACCACTCTTTAGATGCGGCAAAATACGTTATTTCTTGGTTTGTTAAAGTTTTTAGGTTAAGTTAAATAATATTCACTATATTTGCTTTAATTATTAATGTTGTGAAACATCGATTATATGGGATTATTTGGATTATGGGGTAAAAATGTCACCGTGGAGAGAGACCGCAGTGGTGCTTTTACCTATTCTTTTTTAGATCAAAATGGCTTTGTAAACTCTACCAAGTATTTAGAATCATCTCTTACAAATCCTGTCTTGCTTGCTATCATTGCTTTGCGCTCAAAAATCTACTCTCAAATGAAAATTACTCATTTGAATAGTGCGGGAAAACCAATCGAGAATAGCGAAATCATTAAATTATTCAAACAACCGAATTACTTCCAATCTCAGGAAGACTTCTTTTTTCAGCAAATGTGGTTTTTAAGCGCAGCTGGAACTAACTTTACTTACAAAGTAGACGCTTTAAAATCGACAAAAGCAATATTTAATCTTATTCCTTCTGAAATAGATTTGAATGATACTCATAAGGTAAAGTCGTTTATCTATACTAAAGCTGAATTAAAAGCCTACGGAGATAAGCATATCGTTTATAAATTAGATGGACAAGCGTTTGATATTCAGTTAAAAAATATCATACCTACTTATGACCTTGCTAATGGATTAACGTGTAATTCTTTAATGAGTTCTCCTTCTCGTTTAAAAGGAATATCTAAAACAGTTGAAAACATCGAAGAAAATTTACTATCTAAAAATGTAAATCTAAAAATGAGCCAAAAATATCTAATGGCAAGTCAAGGCGATGGGAATGAGGTTCAAATACAAGACGGTGACCGTAAAGATATATTCAAAAAGATAGCGCAAAAATCTTTGTTAATTACTAATGCAAACATTAAGGCTCAACACTTAGTTAGCGATATGAAACGCTTGTATTTAGATGAACAATTTAGCGCCGATGCGTTAACCTGCTTATTAGCTTTTGATATGTCTAAGGACGTTTTAAATTATTTCAGTAACGGATCCAGCACCTACGAAAACAAAGAAAAAGCGATGTTGGACTATGTGCAAAATAGCATCCAAACAGATGCTAATAACACGATGAATAGCTTTGCAAGCGCATTTGGGTTGATTGATAAAGATGAATCTTTAATAGCTACTTACAATCATTTGCCAGTTATGCAATTGGTAATGAAAACTAAAATAGAAACATTGGCAGCATATCAGGTTACTTTAGTTTATGAAACTCCTGAAGAGCAAAAAAGATTAAGTGATGATTTTAAATTAATTTTAGGATTATGAAAGAAGTAAAAAAGCCAGAATTAACCAAGGCGCAAATCGAGAAATTGAAGTCCGACAAAGAAAAACAAATGTCTAAAATTATCAAGAAATGATAAAAGTATTAGAATTTCCAAATAAAGAATTTTCTACAAAAGAAGAACTTTTCAAAGCGTTGAAAGACAATAAAAAAGAATTAATTTCTTTAAAGAAGTCTATTACCAAGCAAGCCGATGCGGTTTCGTTTGGATATTCTGACGATGTTGTAACAACAATTGAAAAAGAGGAAACTAATAACGAACAGAATCCTGATGTTTTAAGCGTTAAAGTAGTTATCAATACTACTAACTTCTTAGACAGTCACGGAGACGTTCATATTAACGGTATTTGGAATAAGTCGGTAAAAGACAATGTTTCTTTTTTGCATTTGCAAGAACACGAAAGGGAATTCGATAAAGTTATTACCGATACCGCAAAAGGCAGTGTTCAGTCAATGACTTGGAAGCAATTAGGATTGCCATATTTAGGCAAAACAGAAGCCTTAATCTTTGACAGTCAAATTGAAAAGAAACGAAATGAATTTATGCTTAATCAGTACGCTAACGGATGGGTTAAAAATCATTCAGTTGGGATGCGTTACGTATCAATTCAAATGGCTATTAACTCAGAAGCAGAATGGGATAAAGAAGAAAAAGCAATTTGGGATAAATACTATCCGAATATTGCTAATAAAGAATTAGCTGATCAAAAAGGTTATTTTTGGGCAGTTACAGAAGCAAAGATAATTGAAGGTAGTGCGGTTGTAATGGGTAGCAACTCAGCGACACCAACATTAGGAAATAAAACGGAAGCCGTCGAAGACACTGCCGAAACCGAGCCGACTAACGAAGTCACTCAAAAAGCAAAAGAACTATTAAAAGAACTATTAAACAAATTTTAAAAATGGAAGAAATCATCAAAGAATTGGGTCTAAAAATTGACGCAATGAAAAACGAAACCGTTTCTAAATCTGAACTTATCGAGATTTTATCGAAAGTAAAAGACTTGGAATCAAAAGGCGAAGACGTGAAAACAATTAAATCAGATATTGAGGAAATTGCTTTGCGTGTTTTAGGATTAGAAACTAAAGGAGTTTCTACACAAGTTCAGGAAACTTTAGGTTCTTTATTAGAAGCTAAAAAAGCCGACCTTGCAGCAATGAAGGAAAAATCAGGTTCAAGCGTTCAATTTACTTTGAAAGCCGCTGGAACTATGGCTTTATCTACTAATGTTACTGGACAAGTTCCTGTAGCTGAAAGAGAAGCAGGAATTACTAGAATTGTAAGACGTAATCCATTCATTTTGCAATTGGTAAACGTTGGGACTATTATGTCAAACGTTTGGGAATGGGTAGAACAAAAAAATGCCGATGGAGGTGCTGCAATGACAGCAGAGGGAGCTTTGAAGTCATTAGCTGATTTTGATTTAGTAGTTGCTTCTGCAAACGTTAAAAAAGTAACTGCATACATCAAAGTTACAAAAGAAATGCTTGACGATGTTGAACTAATGCGTTCAGAAATCGACCAAGAATTGACCGAGTTGATCAACTTGAAAATAGATGACCAATTATTGAACGGTACAGGTTTAACTGTTAATTTAGTAGGTATCAATGCCAACGCTACTGCTTGGACTGCCGGTGCTTTCGCCTTGCTTATCCCAACTCCTACAAAATGGGATGTTTTGAGAACTGCAATAAATCAAGTTAGAGTTAACTTGTTCGAGCCAACTTATATTGTTATGCACCCTACAGATGTGACTGGTATGGAATTATCGAAAGATTCTACAGGGCAATATGTAATGCCGCCTTTTGCTGCCTTAGACGGCACAATTGTTAGTGGTATTCGCGTTGTTGCAAATACAGGCGTTACAGTTGATAACTTCTTGATTGGTGACTTCTCTAAAGCAGGAGTTCGTTTCAAAGAGGGATTGACAATTAACGTAGGTTACGAAAATGACGATTTCACTAAAAACCTTGTAACTATTCTTGCTGAGGCTCGTTTGGTGCAAAGAGTAAAATCTAATCATTACGGGGCTTTTGTTAAAGGAGTATTTTCTACTTCAATAACTGCGTTAACTAAACCGTAATTTTGAAAGTAGTATTGTTAAAAGATTGGGCGGGTCATAAAAAATCCGCCTTAATTGAAATAACAGACCCAGACGTTTTAAGAGTAGGCTTTGAGATAAAACTTTTTAAAGAGGCAACAAATGCAAATAGTAAATAACACATATTTCCAAAATCAAAATTATCTACACATTCCGTTAGCGGTTGCTGATCCTTCAGGAACGCCAAACAACGAAACGGAAATAGATTTTCTTTGTACTAAATTGGAACGTGAAATATTACTAAATGCGTTGGGTTTAAGTCTTTACAATGAAGTAAAAGCAATTACTGACATTAACACAGCTGATGAAAAGTTTAAAAAACTGATTCAAGGAGACGAATATGACGGTAAAATATGGTTAGGTTTGGATCACAATGATTCATTAATAGCTAATTATATTTTTCAAGAGTTCGTCACTCAAACAGATATTAGACTTTCTGCAACTGGAGCAAAAAAAGTTAATCCTGAAAACGCAACCACTCAAACACCAAAGTACTTAATTGCTGGAGCATCACAAAATTTCATTAAACAGTATCAAGGCGAGTATTTAATCGAGCCTATTGTTACTGGTAATTTTACTGATTGGTACGGATGCAATGGTATAGAAAAGAGTCTTTATGGTTATTTGATGGATAAACAATCTGATTTTACAAATTGGAAGCCTGAATATTTCAGAGTTTACGAAACTAAAAACAGCTTTGGGTTATGATAGTTTTTGAAGAGAAAATCAGGGAATTAGTAGCAGTTATGCCGAACTGGGAAAATACATTTCCTATTCGCTATGATTGGGGAACTATAGACGTTTTAAACAAATTCCTTATTCTAAAAGAAAGTATATCAAAATACCCGCTTATTTGGTTAGTTACTTCAAAGGATACTGATGACTTGCTTAGAAATAGAGTAACAAGAAATGCGCGCTTTGTTATTGCTACACGTTCAAATAATGTTGATGCTTTTAACGCTATGCAATACCAAACGGATTATAAAGAAATCCTGATACCCGTTTATAATAACTTTATAACCGTTCTAAACAGTAGCGGTATTTCTAAAATAGTTGGAAGTACTATTGATAAGGAATTAAAGCCAAATTATAGCGTAAACGATAACGGTAAAGGATTAGTGACTATTTGGAATGCTTTAGTGTTAGATTTAGAAATTGAGTTAACAAGTGGGTGTATCAAAGAAAATATTAAATTTTAAAGCTATGGCTGAAAAACAAAAAGAACAAACATTTACCGTAACAAAAGAAATTACTGTAGATAAATTGTACAGGGTTGGAGCGAAAATCCAATTATCTGACAAAAAAACAATTGAAAAATTAACCTCTAACAAATTTATAAAATGAGTTTAGAACAACAAATAAACACTATTGATTGTTCGCAATCAGGAGTTTTAGGCACTGGCTTAGCCGGTTGCAGAATGGACAGAAAGCGCGTAACAGCGTTGGGATTAGTTCAAAAAGGATATAAGTTCAATGCCGAAATTACCAAGACGTATATGCGTCAATTGCAGCAAGACGGTATTTTAATTATGCTGCAAGGCGTTGTATCGTTTGAAGACAATACAGCTGATGACAACATCATTACGCGTGCCGGATCAGGAATTAAAGTAGTGGCTGGTAAAAATCCTTATGAGCATACAATTACTTTTGATAACGGAATCAATTTTCATAAAGCATTAACCTCTTTAAGCGGTTTCAATGCTTATGACTTGATTTTGTTTGACGTTGATAATTCTATGTTTTTGACCGTTACCAAAGCAAACGAGCCTAAAGGATTTACCTTAGGGATGTTTGAAAACGGCAAATATATGGGGGCTAACGGAACAGATGCAAGTTCTCAAACAGTTGTGTTGCAATTAACTGAAAGAGCCGAAATAGATGCTCGTATGTCTTGGATTGAAAACAACTTCTTAGATTTTTCTTATGGAGAATTGACAGGAGTAAACGAGGTTTTACTATCTGTGAATCCTATTGTAACCGCATCAACTTCAATCGTTGTTAGCGCGTTGTTATTGGATAAAATCCATCCCGTAGAAGGATTACTGATTGCTGATTTCACATTGACACGTAATGGAGTTGCCTTAGTCCCTAGCGCAATTGCCTACAATTCAACAACTAAAAAATACACGCTTACTGTAACAGCTAATACAACTGCTGACATTGTAACCGTTGATTTAACTGATATTGTTTTGACTCCAGCCGATGTTTTATACAAAAGCGATGTTAAAACAGTTGTGGTAACTGCTGTTTAATTTAAAAAAGAAAGGAGAAAATTAAAGCGATGCAGAAATGTGTCGCTTTTTTTGTATATTTGTGTGAAACAATAGAAATTATGGGAAAGTTTATATTAAATTACAAATACACAATTTTGTTTTTACTTATTTGTTACAACGCTTCGGTTATGACATATCAAAAATTTAGTAATCCAAAATTAACTGATACGGAATTACTTTTATTAATTCCAAATAATTGGATGCTTAATTTTAAATGACAACTATAAACGATTATATAAAAAAATGCCAATTCGTTGCAGCCGAAATGCTAAACGAACAAGAGCGTATTATATTATCGAATGAAGATAGGATTATATCATTAAATGTTGATGCGTTTCAGGATAGTATAGGAAGCGATGGAAACATTTTGAAACATAGTAACGAAAAAGTATTTAAAGGCACTTATACGTTGGCTACACAGTTATTAAACCCTAAAAAGGTAGCAGGAACTCCTTATACTTTTCTTGATACAGGTTCATTTCTTGGTAATATGCAAATTGATTTACAGCCTAGTTTAACTAAGTTTGATATTTTTAGTACAGGAACAGGAAGCGGAGATAAATCGTTATTTTTTAAAGGATATAGTAACTTATTTGGATTGAATCAAAATAATAGCGATATTGTCAATTACGAAATAATATATCCGGAATTAATGAAATTTGTAAAAAAGTATTTATGAAAGAAATAATTGCAGAAAATCAAAAATATATAAAACTAGGTATTAATACTATATTTTTATTATGCTTATTAAATATTTTTACGTTAGGTATTTTTAGGAAAAGAATATATTTACAAAAAAAGTATGCTTTAAATTTAATTTCTACATTGTTAAAAGATGAAACTAACTAAACCAAAATACTACGACAGCATCGATACTTTGCCATTGTACAACTTCGACAAATATCGAACTACAACGGATTTAAACTGGTTTATAGTTGGGTTTGATGGTAGGCAGACTAAAATGAATCCAGAACTATTGCGGCCTATAGAAAAAATCATTCTCGACGAATATTTCAAAGCAATTGATGACCGTTCATTTACTAATAGACTGCAAAAATGGTGCGAAATTGAAACTTTAAAGTTGAAATATCATATCGTTAAGTCTTTAATTAATCGTATGTGGTTAGGATTTGGTGACAAAGAAATGGAAACGAGATTGTTATTCGTAAAAGAATTGTCGAAACACGGGTTTAAAATGTCTGAAATCAATACAATTGACGGTGATGCAGTTGAATTACAGCGTTTAAATACTCAATGTGAGGGGATTAAAACCCGCATTTCATTGATTGAAATTGAATTAAATAAAGATGCAAAGGTAGAAAGCTCAAGTTTAGCAAAACAATTGCAAATAGCTACTATCGGATTGCAATATCCTTATCGATTGAATCCTAAAGAAATTACACTTTCTGAATGGATTGAAATCACAAAATTATTAGAAGAAAAATCTAAACAGAATTAATTATGGCAAATAGTGTAGATGCAGTAATAGGATCGGAAGCGATAAGACAAGTCGAGAACTTAATATCAAAACTTAGTTTGGCAGATGCTGAATTGATTAAAATTTCTCAAAGCGCATCAACTGCAAGTAAAGGAATTACAGGAATTTCAACACCCTCCGGACTCGATAAAGCAGTGACGAATACCGCTGCTTTAAATGTTCAGTTAGAAAGACAAAATGCAATTATAAAAGCATTAGAGATTGAGATAAAGAAATTAGCATACGTAAGGCAAAACAACAATAAAATGAGTGCGGAAGAAACGGTAAACCAACGTATTCTTAATCAAAACGCATTAACACAAGCGAAAACAACAAGTAACCTTGTAGGAGTATATGAGAAATTAAATTTAGCGCATCAAAAAGCATTTAAAAACGCTCAAAATTTAGCGGTTCAATACGGCGTAACTAGTCAACAATTCATAAAAGCAAGTGAAAAGGCTAATAAATTAGACGAACAATTAAAAACAATAGACACAACTCTAGGTAAACACAATAGAAACGTTGGAAACTATGCGAGCGGATTCAATAGTCTAGGTAATTCAATTAGCCAATTATCACGTGAAATGCCAGCTTTTGCAAATTCTGCTCAAACTGGTTTTATGGCAATATCAAACAATATTCCAGCTTTTCAGGATGCAATAACGCAATTAAGAGCAGGAGGAATGTCTTGGAGTGGAGTCTTAAAGGAAATAGGAAAATCTTTTCTTGGACTGACGGGACTTGTTTCTTTAGCAACAACTTTACTTGTGGTACTTGGTCCAAAACTATGGGATTGGGCTACTGGAAACGATGCTGTAAAAGAATCTGTAGACAAATTGAATAAATCATACGAAAGAAATGACGAGCTTTTAAAAATAACTTCTAACAATATTGATCATCAAATAACACTCGCTAAAGAATTGGCTAAACAACAAGGCAAAAGCCTAAAAGAAATAAATGATTTAGATGAAAAAGGAGCAAGGCAAAAGCTTAAAAATTCTGAAATCGAACGAGACAGAAGGAAAAAAGATTATGAAGATTTTATAACTACAGAATCTAGAAAAAATCTTTATTGGGCAAATCCTCAGGAATTCAAGAAAAGATTAGAAGCTGAAAAACAAAGATTAAGAGAATTAAGCAGCGTACAAAAAAACGCATTAATAAAAGCAGAAAACGATGTTGCGGAACACGGATTTATTTTAAGCGAAATAGTAGCAAGAAATAAAACGTCTGAAATAGAGGAAATAAATAAAGCTGAAAACAAGAAAAAGCCTAAACAAGCCAAAGCCAAACGAGATGATTTAGATCACTTAGAAAGTTACATTAAACCAGTAGGTACTATTGTAGATGAGATAAACAAAGAAATTTCGAGATTAACGACTGAAAAAATAATAGCGAATGAAGATGAATTACCAGAAATAAATGCTCAATTAAAAGCAATGATTGAGTTAAAGAAAACATTAGCAGGAGCGACTCCTGTAGGTGGTGCGTTGCCTGATTTTGTTGTTCCAGATAATACGGAAGGACAGGATAAATTAAAAACGGATTGGAAAGATACTTTTGATTCAATAGCAGAAAGCGCACAACAAGCGGGTGATATAATTGCAGGATTTAGCGAAATGAATTTCAGAAATGAATATTCTCGTCTAGAAGCTCAAAAAGATATTTCTTTGAAGTTCGCAGGAGAAAGCGCAGAAGCAAGAGCAAAAATAGAAGCTGATTACGAAAAGAAACGTAAGGAAATTGCCAATAGAGAAAATAAAGCAAAACAAAGACAGGCAATTTTTAACATTGCAATCGATACAGCACAGGCGATAATGAAAACAGTTGGACAAGCAGGTTTTGCAGGATTGCCAATGGCTTTGATATTAGGAGCGTTTGGAGCTGCTCAAATAGCATTAGTTTCAGCTCAAAAAATACCGGAATATTTCGCAGGAACAGATAACCACACAGG